GAACATAAATGCGGCCATTGCCAGAGTTTGCTCGCTCAACCGTACCAATGTAGACCAAATGGTTCGGTGCGTAAGGCTTAGTCGCCGTTAGCGTACCTGCTGTTGCGCCAAGATAGAGTGTATCGCCGGCTGTGTACGCGCTGGTGTCCAAGCCATCTAGTACGCCTTGGCAGATAATCATGCCGGTGCCACCAGCAGTAATATTTTCAGCAGCCAAGCCAAAAGTTTTTGCTGAAGTGGCGTCGGCCGTATTGTTGGCTAATTTAACGGATACCCGGTTGCCTGTTGCGCCAAACGCGTAAACAGCTTGGCCTTTGGTAATGGTTACGGCTTCAGCGTTAGTTGCGCGAGCGAAAAGCGTCTGGCCTACATTGGCTGCAAGTGTAGATGTCAGGCCAACGGCCAAAGTATTCTGCGCCGCGTCCCAGTACATACGTCCGGCGGCATTTGAAACCGTCGGCGACGTATTGAAGTCTACGTAGTTAGCTACCCCTAAAGAGGCTACGCCAGACATAGCGCCGGTGTCGCTAATAGTCACCGCGCTGTTCTGGATCAGCTTGCCGGTTGTGGTGTCGAACCGTGCGACTGCATTATCAGTGGCTGATGCGGGGCCTACGACGTCGCCCGAACCTGCAGGCGTGCCCCAAGAGGCTGTTGAGCCATCAGTCGTTAAGAACTTGCCTGAGTTGCCCGTCTGATCTGGTAGGCCAGCTCCGCCGCCACCGCCGCCCGAGGCGCCTTGGTTGATGATGATCTTCAGACGATCGCTGATATCGGGCGGCAGCACCTCACCGACGTTGATCTGACGGCCGTTGGAGAGCTCGATAACAAGACTGTTATCAAAGTCCAGGTACGCGTTGGTGACGGAGACGCCATCCTGGCCGTCAATACCGTCTCGGCCATCCATACCATCCTTACCAGGGCGGCCATCTTTGCCGTCTTTGCCTGGACGACCATCACGGCCGTTGGTGCCGTCTCGCCCATTGGCGCCATCGCGGCCGTCTTTGATACTTAGGATGCGTTTTTCAAGCTCAAGTGCGACATCATCGTATTTACCTTCGATTTCGCTCTTCATTTTGTTCAACGCGGCCAAAACCGCCTGAACATTCTCGCTTAAACGCTGTTTAGTGACTTCACGGGCTTCAGAAACGGCTGACCCGACGCTACCAAAGACGTCAGGCTCAGTATCCGAGGCTAAAATCTTCTCGATATCCATTATTTCAAGCCTTTCTGAAGCTCTTCAAGGAACTGATTCTCCAATCCGGCCACGCCATCGCGCGCTTTGGACATTTGAAGCTCCACGATCTTCGTTTTGTTCTTGATGTCAGCCTCTTTCAACATCAATTCAGCCACTTTGGCGCGCTTGTCGAACTCGCGAGAGGCTAAATCGGCTTGATTTGGCAGGTTTGCAGTCAGTGCCTGGCTAATTTTTGCTTCAGTTTCGACTGGTTTCAGACGCGCTTCAATCAAAGTCTTCGTCGCTTCAGCACGATTTTGCTCGGCCTGCGTCTGATTGACCGCAATCTGCGCTTGCGCGGCCTGCATAGCCAGCTGTTGCTGCATTAACTGCATTTGCTGCTGTTCCGGATTCGGCTGAGACATCTGATCCAGCGCGCTCATCAATTCCAGACGGTTCGAGAGGCTACTGTTGGAGACGATGCCCTTCAAAATGATCGGCAAGACAGGCGTATCAGGCCCCAGCGTTTGCAGCAGACCAATGAATTGCTGCTGCTCATACTCGCGAGCCAAGATACCGAGCGTGCCTGTCGGAATGAAGTTCAAGTCGCGTGTCGGATAGCGCTCGGGGTCGAACTGCATGTAGCGGTACGCTGCTTTTTTGATGAACGGAATCAAGAAGTCTTCTTGGAAGTTCACCAGCGTGCGCTTGTACTTCTTAATGATGGTCGCAACTGCCATCGACATCGCAGCGCCGTTGCCGTCGCGTGAGACTTGGCTGACCATGCCGTTGCTGTCCATCGTACCCGTGGCTTGCAACAGCATGCGCTCGAACGTCTGCGCAGTGGCGATGTTCTCAGGACTCGTTTGACCGAACTTGAACGGGAACAAAATCTCCTGCGGGTTGCCGTTGGTCAGCATCGCCTTGCCAGGCTTGACCTCGAACTTAGCCCCACGGGGCAGGCGTGTGGCGTCCATACCCATCATCGGCGCGGTTGTCAGCGCCAGAGAGTCTAGATGACTTCTGACCTGCGCGTCGATGGCCTTTTGCATGTTGTAGGCCTTCTCGATCGTCCCACGACCCAAGAGGCGGTTCGGCACGGTGTCGTCCTGGTAGCTTAGTACCGGACGGTCTTTCATCATATAGGGCGTCTCTTCGGCCTTTAGCAGCATGCCGTCATTGGCCACTACCACGATGGCTTCGACCATATCTTGATAGTCGTCTGCTGCTGAATCCTCAGGGAAGAGTTCTTCGATCTTGCCCCCGGCTTCCATCTCTTCAAGCTTAGTCAGATACTCGCGTGGCACCAGACCGTAGTACGTCAGCAGACGCACCTTCTCGTCTTGGAACTGCTGCACTTCTTGCGTGGGCTCTATCTGCGAGTCTTCATAGGTTGGAGTGATGTTGACCTTGCGGTAGATGCCCCGCTCGATGCCTCGCACGACCTTGTGGATGGAGACGTACTTCTCAATGGCCACGCCCATGCAGTCGTCGATGGATGTGCCGTTAGGGTCGAACAAGAAATTTTTCGGATTGACCGGCACCAGCTTGACCGCTACGCGCGGCTTCTCGATCACGCCGATGGCTGCTTGACCTTGCACGCCGGGGATCGCCTGCGTGGCAGGGATGTACTCCATCTCGGAGCCAACGACGATCTCACCAATGCCTGTTCCGTAAATCTCAGCCAAGAGCTCGATCTGATCGATCGCCTTTTTGATCTTGTCTTTCTTGAAGTCTTCGGAGAGTTGCGCGCGCAGCGCCTCGATGTCGATCGTTTGCTGATCGGCGTCTTGCAGGTCGTCTTCAATATCAAAAAACTCGCCAGAGCCGAAGATCGCTTCCATGATCTCCGCGTGGCGAGTTTCGACGGCTTGCTGTGCCGCAGGGGTGACGATTTTCGATCGTTCTGACTCGCGGGTCTTGTCCTCAGACGCCCACTCACCCCTGAAGATGCGCTCGTACTCTTCCCAGAGGCTTAAGTAGTTGGTGTCGCGCCAGTCGCGCCAGCGGTTGCAGTGGTCGACCACAAAGGCTAGTAGCTCTTTGTCGGCTTCCGTAGGCTGGTCGTAGTCGTTCTGATCCATTTAGTATCCTGCGATGATGTCTATAGGCTCCCAGTCGTCGCTCTGATCGTCTTCAAAGTAGCTAGTCACTGCCAGCTGGTCAATATACGAGAGCGCGTCGGGCAAGTCATCATGCACGCCTACTGCGGGGAACATCAAGAGCTGGTCTAAGAATTCAGTCCAGTCTTCATCTTGATTCAAGACAATCCGGCCGTGCTCAAAACGTCCCTGAAGGCTCCAGATGATCCTGTCCGCTTTCTTACGGTTGCCGTGCGTAAGGTCGATGATGTGGGAATATACATTATTCTTGCGCATTAAGTCACTTAAATACGGCAAAACCGCATTTTTCAGCGATCCACGCTCTATCCCAACCGACAGCGGCCGGTAGTCGCGCATAGCTGTCAGAATCTTGACAGCTGTCTCTTTGATGTCCCAACGCCCGTGGACGATTTCTTTGACGAACCACTGGCCCTCGTCTGTCACCTTGACAATCGCAATCGCCGTCTCGTCCAACCGCTTTTTCGAGTTAGCTGCTTGTTTGGCAACTTCCTCGAATCCAGCCAAGTCCACGGCCACGAAGTAGCTGCCGTAGTCGGGTTCTTCGCCGTACTTGATCCAATCCTCTTTGAAGACGTCGGACCCCGCGTTGTCGAAGGACGCCATGTATTCCTGCTTGAACGCGAAGGTCGATAGCGTCTTTTTGGCTGATTCGACCTCTTTGGGGTCAATTAGCGGATTGTCCTTGGTAGTGAAGTGCCAGCTTTTCCAATCCTCGTCCTGGCCAGACTGGCCGAGCTTGAACAGATCGAAGAACCAATTCCTGCCCTTGGGCGTGCCGATGAAGAGTCCCCTGCCCTTCTTGTCCGACAAGCTGGCTCGGATGACCTGCTCCCACGCCTCGGGCTTGATATCAGCTACCTCATCCAGTACCGCGTAGGTCAGCGACACGCCTCGCAGGGTGTCGGGCCTATCCGCGCCCCTGACGTAGATCGTCGCGCCGTTGATTAGCGTGATGTCCTGGTTGTTGACGTGGCTGCCCGCGATGACCTCCCGCCCCAAGTCCAACAGGACGTTCCAGATAATCTGCCGCGCCTGACCGTTGGTCGGCGCCACGTACAGCACCGCTGACCCTGCCGGGCAGCGCAGCCCCTCGATCAGTAGCGTTGTGGCCGCCAGCCGGGATTTACCGCAGCGGCGGCCAGCGGCGACGACTTTGAACCTCGTGGAATCGGAAAAAACCGTTTGTTGCCACGGCAACAGCTGGAACTGTAGGTCAGCCATTGGCGTCTTTCATTTGTACGTCGATGATCTCAGCTTGCGGCGCGGGTGCGTCGGGGCCACCAATGCCGGTGATGTTAATCGTCACGGCGGCGCGCTGGGCGGCAGTCTTCTCGAACATGCTGACTGGCAGCGCCCGTTCCATACAGAGCTTCAAGGCTGCCATCTGGCCAGGGTGGCCGTCTTCCAGCGCGATATCCAGCACTTTCTGGACAACCGCCTGCCCCTTGCCTTCAATCAGCATCTGCTTCAATTCTTTCAGACGCATGTTGTCCGTCTTGGGCAGCACAGCTGGTGGCACGTAGGGCGGGTCTTTAATCGGGGCGGGCACTTTGTCTCCTGACAGGAAAGTGTTGGGTAGGACGCACGCCGTCTTTCTCGTGGCCGTGGTGCGGTCGGCCGTCCAACGTGCGCCCATGCGCGGATTCTACTGCAGCTGTTAACTTTTTTGTTGTAGCTTTTTTCCTTTTTGGTGTTGGCCAATTGCCTTTTTGGTGTGGGGGAGAGGGTGGCCCTAATTATTTAATGCAGGCAGACCCCACCCCCCCCTATCAATCTGACAACAAATTATCAAAAAATCAATGCATTATGTCAAATGCAGGCGGCCATAATCGTTTTACATAACGCACGTTATGACGCATTTGTATTCCAGGCGGATTGCCTGGGGCGAGGGGGCTATTTGCTGGCGGGCGGGAGGGTATTCTGAATTCAGAATGTGTGAGAGCGGGCGGGGGCTTTTTACCCGTAACCGTCAATCTTTATTTTGTGGCGGATCGCTACTGACTAACGCGTCATTAATTTTATTAGCATTGATACTCTGACAATACATGTCGAGCAAGTTTTTAAACCCGGCGCTTATGTCGCCGTCGCCCGCATGCGCAAGAATCGCAGCTTCCGCGTCGGAAAGCTTGCGCAAAAAATGTCGCGTGCGGATTGATGCGGGCCGGCCAGCTGGCATGTTCTGTTAGTCATGTTAGTCATGTAGTCATCCGATTTTAATCGCTGGCCGAGCAGACAAATATTCTTTAATGACGCTTGCGCCCGTCTAATCCGCCGTCCGCCTATATAGTTATAGTTACTATTTAAATTTAAAAAAACAATGACTACAATGACTAACAGACGGGCAAAAGCTAGGCGCCGCGCGGATTTTGGCGTTAGTCATCGCGCCCGCCAGAATGACTAACGCATGACTACACTGACTAACAAATAATACAAAAACGACAACCCAGAAAAAATTTTTACCGGCAAATAAAAAAATCCTTTACAAGATAAAAGAATCTGCTATAATGCCTTCACGCCCGCACGAAAGGGCGCAACAAAAACGAAAGGGAAAAACAATGACTAAATTCGAAACTAAGCAAGTGGCGCAAGTGGAAGTTTTTATCGCGCATGGCATGACCGATACCGCAGCGCGCTCGCTCTCATCGCTTGTCCGCTGCGCGCGCACCGAGAAAAGCCTGCGCGAATTGTTGGCGCTGGCCGAGAAATTAAATATTCGCAATCACCCGGATTTCATCTACTAATAGACCAAAGGCCCGCGAAAGCGGGCCACTAAAACGAGGGAAAAAGACAATGGATAAATTACCTGTATTGTTGGCCGCGATTGTCGGCGGATTAACGGCCCTGACATGCGTCGCGTTTATCGCCGACGCCGTAACCGCTCGCGAAATTGCAGGCGGTGCGGCCGTCCTGGCCGTATTGATTTTTGGCCTGATCATCGTCGGAAAGGATTAACACAATGAAAACCGTACACCTAACCCTCAAAAGCGCCAATGCGAAAACCGGCCCGATACCAGTATCGACAACGTCGGCGCTTTCGTGCCCGTCGGCGTGCCCGCTGAAAAGTGGCGGCGGATGTTATGCCGACGGCGGCCCGCTCGCGCTGCATTGGCGGGCGGTAACCGCAGGCGATCGCGGCATGCAATGGTCCGAATTTTGCGACGCAATTGCAGCGCTGCCCGCTGGCCAGCTCTGGCGTCACAATCAGGCGGGCGATTTACCAGGCCTTGACAATACAATTAACCCGGCAGCGCTTGATATGCTAGTCAGTGCCAATAAGGGCCGACGCGGTTTCACCTATACACATAAACCGCCGACGGCCGACAATCTGGCGATGATCCGATCGGCCAATGCGGCCGGGTTTACTGTCAATCTGTCGGCAAACAACCTGCAGCACGCCGACGAGCTGGCCGATACCGGCGCCGGGCCCGTCGTCACAATGTTACCGGCCAATGCGGGCGCGAAAACCGCGACGCCAGCTGGCCGGCCCGTCATTACTTGTCCGGCCCAACTGCGTGACGACGTCAGCTGTGCGACGTGTCAGCTATGCGCACGCGCGGACCGGCCGACAATTATTGGTTTTCTGGCGCATGGTACGGGCGCCAAAAAAGCCGAGAAAATCTACTTTATGGAAAGGGCCTGAAAATGAAAACGATAACTGCTAAATATGACGGTTACTGCACGAAAACCGGCGCCCGGATCCTGGCGGGCGACATTATCCAATGGCAACGCGGGCGGGCGGTCCTATTGCAGCGCCGCGCTGCCAGGGTAGACACATTTACTTTTTTCGGCGAAAACGGCCCGCGCGATTATTACCGCAATGCGCAGGGCCGGTGCGAAGATGCGCCCTGTTGCGGTTGCTGCACAATTTGAGGGGTTAACTATGAGTTATCAACAATTAATTGAAGCGGCGCTTGTTGCCGTTATTGACGCCGTCGAAAACCCGGACGGCGACGAGGGCCTAGCTAGCGCCGAGCGGGCAATTGCTTTATTAAAAACTTATCTTTACGAGGTAGACACATGCAAACATTAAAAATTGACGGTACTACTTACCGCGTGAAATTCGACCGGGATCCGCTCGAATTAACGAAGCTCGCCCGTAAACCCTGGAAACCGAAAAAGCCGAAAGAATTAAGAAAATTTCCGGTATGGTCTCCGAATATTTCGACGGCGGACTATATCCGCCGGTTTGATTCGCTTAATTTCCTCGTGCCGGTTAAATATAACGGCGCCAGCAATGAAACCGCCGCGCAATATGATCCGACAATGCCGGTTTTTGAGGTTTTAAGCGATGACGCCGACGCCTGATCATCCGCGCTTTACCGGTTCATTTTGGACTCGGCAAATCTATTTTGGCTGGCTGGACGACACCGGCGACGTCATCCGCTGGTCGACGGTTCGTCCGCCAGCTGGCCAAGGCTATATCCGCCGGGATCCGGTCCCGGTTAATACTGATAATTTTGGAGACGCATTATTATGAAAACGCAAATTGACTATTCCGCCGGCCATTGGCCGAATCATCTACGGCCTTTTGAATACGAGTTCGAATCCGGCAAAGTATTGGCTTGTTTTCTGGAATATTCCGAACCTGATCCGGGCGTTGGGTACCCTGGCGGCGCTTGGCTGGTGTATGCGTTCGCAGGCGGCGTCGATATCGAAGGGATTCTGGCCGATTCGGTCATTCAGGATATCGAACGGGAGGCGGCGTGCTATTTCTCGGAAAAATAATCGTCGCGCTGCTAATAATTATCCTAAAATCAGTCTTGCCAATGCGCGGTTAGGGTTTTCTCCCTTGGTTTCCCTCAATCGCGCGGCGGCGGTATAGTCTCCAAAGCGCGATTTTTGGCCCGCTCTCCGGCGGGCCTTTTTTTATGCCTTAACGAGCTTGACGGTTGCAGGCGCTGGCACCGATTCGACCATTGCTCGGAGTTCGGTTTTCGGCCGCGTCGCAAGTTCTGGCGCGCAAAATATATGTTTTTTAGTGGTGTATTCGCGCGACATTAACCGCCCGCAATCAATCCAGCCTGCTTCCCGAAGCGCGTGCAAAAGCGCAACTTGTGGAATTTTGGCGCCCGTCGGCGCCGCTCCGGCCAGCCGGTCGCAAAGCGCGTAAAAGGGCGACGCGATAACGCCCGACGCGAATTCGCCCAAGCGCCCGGTTATGAGTTCGACCAGGTAAGACTCGGCCGTCGACCGGCCCTGGTCGACCATAATCGCCTTGGCTTCGGTCATTGGCGGCGTCGCCCCTGGGTTAAAGTTCGACACGTCCCGAGCGCGCAGGTAAGCCGCGACAGCTGCCATCCCCGAGTTTAGGTTTGAGTTTGCCGCATTGCCGCCATTGCCGCCATTGCCGCCCTTGTACCAGCCCCAAAGCGCCTGCGCGTCAGCTTCCGGTAAACGTCCGGCATCTGACCAAAGGCAAAACCAGCGGCGGTCGTCCGAGGGTATTGAAATTGCCGCTCGCTCGTTCGTAAACGCGATGACGAGCACCCGGTTTAAGCTTTCATATGGGTGCAGGCCTTTTCTGTGAACCGTTAAAAACTCAGGTGGCGCTGCGATGATAGGTTTCAGACTGTTCTCCAGCGCGCGTCGGTCCCGGGCTTCAGCTTGCCGCAGTTCGGCAATTTCCATCACTTCGCATTCGAGCGCATAGCCCCACTGCGACGTCAAATCCTCATTCCGGACCAGCGAGCAATTGGTTTTCGAGTCTCCGCCGATCGCCCAGAAAAAGGGCGCCAACATCGTATCTTTACCGCTGCCAGGGTAGCCGCCGATCAGCATCGCGTGATTGATCTTGCGGTTCGGGTGCTGGATTTTGTAAGCCAGGACGTTCAAAAAATGCTCGCGCTCGAAGTCGGTCGGGATCATGCGCTCAACATGGTCTAGCCAAGGCTTGACACTCGGGTTGCCGGTTGTCAGTGCCGGTCGGGCGTCGCGCCAGCGGTTGCCGTAAATGCCGCCATCACGCGCAACCAGCAGCCCTTCGCCTGCCGCGTACGTGACGCCCAAGAGCGTCTTGGCGCCCATCGCCTCGCGGTTTTGGTCGTAAGCGACTGAGGCCTCGACCTTACGCGCCGAGTGAATCGACGTGCAGTCGATATGCCGAAACAGCGCATTGAAGGTCGAGCGGGCGACCTCGCGCCGGTCTTGCAGGTCGAAATAGCAGTCGTCTGTCTGGATGTACGCGAAGCGCTCAAACCAGCCAGCCTTCTCCAGCCGTCCGAGTTCCTTGCGCCCGATCTCAGCTAGTACCGCCTCGGGAGTCTCAGTGAACATCTCGGCGGCTGCCTCTGGGTTTAGTTTTTCCAATGCCGCACTCATCGTGCTGGCGATCAGCTCATCCCTGACGCCCGGCTCGTGTTTAGGCCCACCCTGGAGCGCCACCCAGCTCAAGAACGTCGTCGAATCCAGCTCCAGACAGTGCGAGTGCAGGCAGCAGTAGGCGCGCGCGGACGGGTTGTAGCGGCCTTCCGGATTGCCGTCGGTATGCTCGGCGCTGTTAGGACACACGACACCAGCCCAGCCCTCGGGATTCGGCTTGCGCAGGATTAGCCCTTGATCGTTCAGCCAACGGAAGACGTCGTCCCCACCGTCGTCTTTGAGTTTAATGGGCGCCGGCCCAAGCGACGATGACTCTTCAGGCGTGACCTGCAAAGCTGCGCAGATGTATTCGAGGGTGTATTCCTGCTCGGGATTAAATTCGATTAACTTGGCCTTGAAGCCGTTCTTGCCGGGTTTCAAGTTGACGCTGCCCGGCAAGCGGTAATTGCGTACCGGGTTGCACGCGCCCGGATCAGTGTAGCCAGCAGCTGCGATCGCCTTGATCGCGGCAGCGAAGTCGGATTTTGTCGGCTGCTCCGAGAACGCGTAGCCCCACTGGAACGACCCGGGCGACGTCTCCATGATCCAGGTTGGCGCCAGCGGCGGCAGCTTCGGTGCTTTCTGTGGGTCGCCCACGTCATCCAGCACCATCACCAGCACGTACTCGCAGTTAGCCGCACTGGCGCTAGGTTTCTCGCCGAAACGGTCAATGATGAAACTGGCCGTGTTGCCGTACCAAGCTTCGCCGTCCTTGCGTTTGTGATTAGGGAAAAATGCCGGCCACGTAGCCTTGATCGCCCCGTCGGCGTGAAATTGCAGCTCGCCTTTGTGTTTGATTGGGGTTTGTCTGACGAATAATGCTGTCTCGCCCTCTGGGGCAAGATTTGCGATATACTCAAAAAAGTCCATTGCAGTCCTTGTAGTTAAGAAAGCCGCCCTGCCAGGCGGCTTTTTTATTTGCCGTAACGACTCATTATTTCGACTTCAGCAGACAACGGCAGTCCTTGCGCCCAGTCAGGCGGCGTGCACATTACTTGCTGGAGTTTTGTTGCAGAAATTTCTGGTGTTGCGGATTCGAGAACGATTTCATCGTGCACATGCAGTACAGTCTCCGGGAGCTGGCGTAAAGAATGCCGTAACAGATCGTTCGCGATCGCTTGCGTTATGTTCTCACAAGCCAGACCCCGCCACAAGCGAGCACGCGGCCATTCTTTTGCATCAGCTGCCGGTTTCCATGCTGCCTTGACGTACGTTATCTCGTCGCCGTCAAACTTAGCGAACGGATAACATAGGATGCGACCGCTGGGTAGCGCGTACCAAAGATGCTGGCCATCGTACAGATACGTCACACGCCCAGCTGAGAACTCACGCCCTGGGTTGCGAAGTGCTCGCGTGTACGCCTCCTCTAACTTCTGCCAGTAACGCACTGCCCATGAGTTTGCGCGCCGCCATGCGTCAACAATGCGCTTGGCGTCTGACTCAGCCATGAAGACACCGTAATTTCGGCCCATTGCTGAGAACGCGCCGATGCCGCCTGCAAAGCCGAGCGACAAAACGGCGACCTTGCCGATCTGGCGCTGGTCTTTGGTGATCTGGTCTTCCGGTATGTGATAGATGCCAACTGCTTCGCGCTTGTAAATGTCGCGGCCTTCCCGGAAGACATCCAGCACCGACTCGGCCTGCGGATCAGCTGACGCCCATGCGGTAACGCGAGCCTCGACTGCCGACCAGTCTGCAACGACGAATTTCTTACCTTCAGCGGGTATTAATGCGGGCCGGAGCATTCCACGTAGAACATCCGTAACGCGACGTCCAAATCGTGGGACGACGGCGTGCCCTCGCACCATAGCGTGCCTAACAGCGTCGGGATCATCGGCACACTTTCGGGTGAAGTTGTGAACCTGCGCACCATAGCTTGAAGCTCGTCCGGTAGCTGATCCGCCTGCGAAGACAAACGCACCTCGTACTCGGTGATCGTCTTCGTCTGCCAGCTCTGCCAAGCGGCTGAACTTCGCAACCGAGGACGCCCAGAGATCATCCGCGCATTGAATGACGTCCGCAACATGGGCCGGAATCTCATCGGGGTTTTCCTCCGCAAACGCGAGCAAGTTCGCCCGCACAGATTTATCGATCGAGTATTTCTTCTCGCCGTCCTTGTACGTTACCATCATCTCAAGCGCCTGTGGGCCGACACGATCCATGACCCACGCCTTCATGCGCGGGCTGCGCACGGACGTGATCTCGCCTTCGGTTAGCTCCTGCACCAGCGACTCGATCTCTTCCAGCTCAACCGAGGCGTACTTAATCGCCGCTTCGGCCAGCGGTTTGTCCAGCAGCACGCCACGATCGTTAATGCGCTCGTTGACGTGGTAATCCGCCAACTCTTCATCGGACAGATCGCGCATGGCTTTCGATACGGCTCGCATGGTTCGGACGTCCTGCTCGCAGTAGCGAATCATCTCGGCCATTAGCTCGGGCGAATCGTTAAACGATCCATCAGCGCGAGGGATGGAAAGTGCACGGATAAGCTGTCCTCCTCGGTGGTCTTTGCGCATGTTGCTGCTGATGGCGCGTCCGACGTCTTCAAGGCTGCCAGGTAAGCAGTTAGCACGCGCTTGTGCCGCTGTGCAGTAGAACTGTTCGAGTTGAAAGTTACACTGTAGGACGTACCAAAAAATGAGTCTCTCAAAGGCGCTATTGTGCGCGCGTATTTGTCCGGTGTAATTGCGAACAGCATCCGGGAAGGGCTGGTCGGGAGTCCAAGTGGTAACGTCATCGTCGTCAAACGCGTAGGACATACATAGAACATCTGTACTTCCGTCTTGTGCATAGTTGTAGACCCCTTTAGACGTAAGGTCGCAGCGAGAACGCGTCTCGAAATCAATCCAGAGAATCACCCCCATTGCGCTGCCATTGCGTTAGCAATGCCCTCGTAAGTTTCGCTGCGCTTTTTCCATCGATCTGCGCTAGGCGGCATTTTGTGAATGCGCGCCTCTCGCCCCTCTACAATATTAGTAGGCTGCAATTTCGGCAGATTTTTAAGCCATAAGCAAGTTGCCTTGGTTTCACCGTGGCCAAACTGCCACGGCTGAATAATCTGATCGGGCTTGCGTATATGACTGCTAATTATTGATACAGGATTTTCAAGCGCAATACGCTCGATAGGCGCTTCTAATAACAGTCGAACAAAGTCAAGCGCCTCTTGCTGTACTCCGCTTTCGCGTTTAGCAGCAAAGTGCCTAGCGCCGCTCACTGCCAGATGAGTACAAGGGGGATGAGCAATCATCATGTCCCACCCGTCGTTAAGAATATCAGCGACATCGCCCTGATAATGAGGCCCAGGCGCATCAGTAGACAACAAATCACAGCTTATAGCATCATGCCCACGCCGGATGAAGGCGTCGCGCACTCTGCCGCTATATTCGCAAGCAATAAGTATTTTCATAGGAATAGGTGGGGTACTCGCTGCACTGCCTTTGCATTTCAGCTAACTGGTCAGCATCCGCTTTCCCCCGTATTACTTAGGCCGAACGACGACGGCGTGCTGGTGCCGCCTCTTCTTTGCCTTCTTCTGCTTCTTCAGTCTGGCCATCCATTGACGCCCAGTCTTGAATCTCAAAGACCGGCGTGTAGATTTTGCCGTACGACTTGTGCTGATAACTGTCCTTTTTCAAGGATACGACCGGCACAGGCTTGCCAGGCGTTGTCTCGCACTGAGCGGCGATTGCCACGCCCAGCGTATTGACAGCGCGCTTGCCGCCCACTGAAGTCGTCGTGTAGCGCACTTCCAGACCCTTATCAGGGCCTGATAGGCATTTCAGCGACATGCCCACTTGTACTTCCCAGCCTTTCTTTGCGCCGTGCGGCACAGGTGGCAGTTCAGGCTTTGGCTCGGTGACAGGCACCATCATTTCGCCAAGCACTTCACCATCACCCCACGCGATATAACCGTGGATGAAAGAGAATGGATTGACTGCCCACGTGCTGTCAGACTCGACTTCAGTTTGTTCAGCGCCGTATATCCAATGGCCGCCTTTGTCCATCTTCAGAATGACGGAGCCAACAGCACCGACGTCTTTCTCAAGGGTACGCAGAGCGACAGACAGGGAAGAAACAGGAGGGAGATTTGCGAGTGCGAATGACATAGTAGTGTCCTTTCTTAGACTTTACTGTAGTTTAGATAAGGCAGCAGCAAGCTGCTTGCCGATTTGAAGAACCTCGGGACGGGGATCGCTCTCCGGCACCAAGGTACTGCCAGACGACACCGATGTAACCAGCTCGTCCGGAAGTTTGATTTTACGCTTTTTCAGCGCAGTTTCCGCCTGTGCAGGCGAAAGAATTTCTTTGCTGTATGGATCGACACTATTCTCAGCCATCCATGACGCGGCTTTTGCAGTGTTCGTCCACTTGCGTGTGCCGCGCTTGGCGACCAGTTTGTAGCCTGGCACCTTGTGGCCTTTGTCCAACATATTAAACGCGAGCGCCCTCAGATCTTTAATGAAGTCTTCTAGCCTATCCGCTTGGCCCAGCATGACGCTGATTTGCTCGGCTGGCAGTGCTGAGAGCTGCGTCTTTAGCGCCCGATCGACTTCACCATTCATCTCAGGGCAAATGGGTTTTGCAGTGCACCACCGGCAATGGTCGCCGGTTTGCATTAATGGATCAGGACGAGTCGCTTGCGTGACGGCTCGTAAGAGCTGGAGTTCGAAATTAGCAACCCGCGCGCGATTAGTGACCCAGCGCCGGATCGCGGGAGGTTGGACGATGATGAGTTCAATTTCATCGGCGCCCTCGAAAACCCACTTGGCCGATGGAGTACGCATAGCTGCCGCCGCATAAAATAGCAGCTGGGGATTATCGTCAGCGTCAACAAGAACCCCGTCACCGAATTTCCAGTCG